TGCCAGATCAACAACAAGCAACCGATCAGATCATCAGATACTAAGAGATCACGGCCTTACAGTAAGGGCAAAGAAGTCTCATCCTAGCCATATAGACCGCTTGAACGCTTTAAACAGGAAACTGGTAGATGCTACTGGCAAGCTGGGAATGACAGTTGATCCTAAGTGTAAGTATTTAATAAAGGATCTAGAACAAGTGCAGCGAGATAAAAAGGGCGGTATAGATAAGAGTGATATTGCATTAACCCACGCCCTGGATGCTTGTTCTTATTTGATCAGCTACAAGTGGCCGATCATAAGCAGGATAGGATCTTCAGTACAGTGGTAGAGTTCTTACTTGGTGTCAGTCTGATGTTTAATGCTGCATTTATTTTTATATGGGTTATCGGGGTTAAGATAAGCAAAGCACAACAGAAAGAATTACAAGAGCAATCAGATCAGGCTTTCGGGAGGCAACTGACTAAATATTTTGAGAATTGGATGTACAAGGCATGAGATCAGTTAATACAGTTGTTTTACCCGAATACAGTGAACAGTTAGTCCTCGATTCAGTAAGGCGAGCTCGTGAACAATTACAATCAAAGGATAATGCTAAAAGATTAACAGCATTGGACTTCTACTATAATAGGAATATGGATACACATCTAGAGCAATGGTTTCCAGGTGAAAGCCTTTCTCAAGTACCGATGTTTCCTGTACGGATTGTTCCACGGTTTGCAAGGGCCAGGATGTTATTGTTAAAGAACGAGATCAAACGATTCATAGGCGGTGAGGAATCTGAAGATTACAGGGAACTAACTCATCAACTTAATTCTAAGATGCGGGAGTTCGGTGAGATAGCCTGGTTATTAGGATGTTGTCATTTAAGATCAAAGTGGTCCGAAAGACACCAACGGGTAGAGTATGATATATTGCCCCAGGTAAAAGAATATTACGTCAATGGAGAATCGCTGCCATTTGGTTATTCATACGAGGTGGAGATATTTGGTAATCACAGACAGTTTGTATTCTGGTCAGAGGCAAGGGATGGAGAACCAGGACTACATTTCAAGTACGATCAGGCGGGTAAGATTATAGATATACCGGGAGGGGATGGAACTAATCCATACGATATATTACCTATAAGCAAATTAATGAATTCGGCTGATGCTTCTGATGTAGTTAGGTGTGCAGTTCAAATAGGTATAGCAATGACTGAGATAGCTTTGGGAGTTCGCTTTAGTCTAGGTCAGCCAGTGATAACCGGGATAGAAGAATCACAGGCACAAATTAAATCTGGAATAGATAGGGCTATATTATTACCAGAGGGTGCATCGTTTAATTATGTAAGTCCATCAGGCTCATTACCAGCAATGATCGAAAGCGTAAAAGCATTTGCTGATCTAACGGCTCAGAATCATGCATTGAAGATAAAATGGGGCGATGCAGGTCAAGTACAATCTGGAGTTGCTTTAGCTATCCAGGACATTGAGAACCTCGAATCAAGGGAAAGCGATATTCCTTTGTGGAAAGAATGGGAGAACTCAAGATATGAAATTGATAAAAAGATTATTGAAGTACATACGGGTAAAGGTCTATCTGAAGATTATGCGGTGGACTACGGAGAGGTAAGCTATCCAATGTCAGCCAAGGAGGAGCTGGATCTATTAAAAGCCAAGAAGGAAATGGGTATAATAGACCAGGAAGATATTATAAGACATTACAACCCCGATATTTCAGATGAAGAACTACAGCAGAAACTAGGAACAGATAAACCTCCAGTACAGCCTAGCTCACCACTATTAGAAGCATTGAGACAACCAGTTGCCTGATATAAAAGATAACGCTGCACTACAATTTTCAATGGCCGTCCAACGGGTACAGGGAGAATTAGTGTCTCAGATACTTGATTTAAGAAATGAAGGACTTACAAGACAGGAAATTTTATTAGTTCTGCAATCGTTAGACATGGAAGATATGATCTTAAACAAATTAAACCTGAATGCTGATATAGATAACCTGATGATTACTTATCAAGGTGTTTTAGCTAACATGGAAATGACAGGAGCGGTATCAAACGAAGCTCTTACCGCGTTATTAAGAATGGATCGTGCCAATTTTGTTTCACAGTCTGGAGTTATGGGAAACACCATAAGAAGTGAAGCAGCAAGGGGAATCCTGGCCGGGGCAAGTGAAGCAAGTATAACAGAAGGCATTTTAAGCGGTGCAGGAGGCGTTATACGGGCAGATCAGGCACAAACCCTAGCTAATACCGCACTCAACACATTTGAGCGTAATGTGACGTTAGAAATGGCAGAGTTTGATCCTGAGGATGCGACTTATGTTTATCAAGGGCCAGTAGATGACAGGACTCGGGATATATGTTTAGACATGGTAAGTGCCGGAGCATTAACCAGAGCTGATGTTGAATCTGATTTCCCAGGAGCATTTGGTGATGGGGGAGGATTTAATTGCCGCCACAGATGGGCAAGGGAAACATCTGTAAGCAAGAAGCTAACAGGTAGTAAAAAACAGGTAGATAAGTTTATTGCTAAAAGAGGTAAATCTTATAATCCAGTAACCCTACAGGATCAACGTGGCTAAACCTTTAAAGACAGTTCCAACATTTACTGCTTCTTTCTGGAAAAGAATAGGTGATGAGGTTTCAGATCGCATTCAAGTACATACCAAAAAGGGTAAGGATGTCAGGGATGCAAATTTTAAGGAATATTCTCCACAATATGAAGATGCTAAATCTAGTCCTGAAAGAAGATTTAAAAGACAAACATCCTTTAGTAGGAAACCCGATCTCACATTAACTGGTGATATGCTTAGAAATTTACAAACAAGATCAGCAAACAAAGAGGGTGTCATAATAGGCTGGTCAGGAACAGATGCTCAGAAGGTACAATGGAACGCTGATATGGGTAGAGAGATTACCACAACATCCAAGCCAGTAACTACAAAGACAGAAAATTGGATTGATAAGCAAGTAGGGATAAGAATTGATCGCAATATAAAAGCGACTAATGAAACAAAGACCTTTGTCATTGGATGAAGGTGAACTCAAACAAGAGGTAAAAATGTCAGAAGAAACAGTACAAGAAGTACAAGAGTTGGCCACTAACAGCCAGGAAACTGAACCAAACATTAGCCCTGATATTGGTGAAGTGATTGCAGAAAGCAAAAAGTACAGAACACGGGCTCAAAGTGCAGAGAAGAAAGCAGACAGCCTTCAGCAGGAAATTAAAGAAATCCGAACTAAGCAGCTTGAAGAACAGAATGATTATAAAACCCTTGCCGATGAACGCAAGTCAATCATTGATGAACAGAACGCTGAATTAGAGATTAATCGGGCTGAAATAAAAGCTGAAGTAGATTCTCTTCTTTCTGATTTCTCGGATGAAGATCGAGAAACATTTAATGGACTTCCCTTAAAACAATTACGGGCAGTTCATAACAAAATGACTTTGAAACCAAACCCGGTTTCTATTGATAATAGTAAACCATCATCAATGGGTGGTTATAGTTCCTTCCCGGAATGGGCCGCTGCTGATCCTAAGGGATACAGAAAGGCCAATAACCTCCAGACATCAGGTAAAATCAAAATAGGATATGGCAACTGATCTATTAAAACAAGCGTTAGATCCTGAAAACGATCTTCAACACCGTACTGTAGAGAATGGTGATGACATTGAATGCACATATAATAGGAAGAAAGTCACATACGATGATTATATAGACATCCACGAAGAAAGAGGAGAGCGATTGCAAAAAGGCAAGAATGTCAAGTCTGTCGGGCTCTTCAGTGGATTCGGTCCTGGTAAGTTGAAAAAGCCCTATGATGAATAACAAACCTTACTTGATTACGTATGATGTAAGAATCATGCGTATAGATAGGATGGTAAAATTTAGGAGTATTAGCAATGGCTGAAACAGATACCGGCGTAGCCGTTGGCGGTCTTGGAAAGATCGTCGGCGATGCGGTGATAGCTTTTAATCATGTTAATGTGATGTATCCTTTGGTAACTGCCAAACAGGCCCCACAGGGTGCAATTACAGTTCAATTTCCTGACTATACAAAAGTAGCTTCAAGTAGTGTAGCAGCAGTTTCTGATGGAGCGGACCATTCAACGGTTGCATCTATTACAACTGCCGCAAGAAGTGCTACTGTTTCTGAGCACGTGATTCGTGCTGACGTGTCAGATTTGGCTCGTATGGGAAACGCGGAAGATTTAACAGGAAATGTAGGCGATATTTTAGGTAACGCCGTAGCAGCAAAACTTGATGATGATCTAGTAGAGTTAGGTAAAACTTTCTCACCAACACAATCAAGTGCAGGAACAGCATTAGCTCTATCTCATATTTTTGGAAGCATGAGACTATTGAGAAGTGCTGGAGCACCGTTTCCTTACAACCTGGTACTATCACCGAAATCCTCATGGGGTCCAAAAGGATTGATTTCCTTACTCCACGATGCTGCGGTGACAGGATCAAATTCTAAACCTTTATCCATGATGGGTGCAAAAGGCGAGGAAGCAATGGCTGCTGGTTGGATTGGATCTATAGCAGGATTCGATTGCTACTGGTCAGATCAAATTGACGAAGATGTCAGCTCAGGCGGGGATGCAGCTAACTTTGCATTCAGTAAGGGAGCTGTAGGTCTTGCAGTAGGACCAGAAGGATTATTCAGAATTGAAACTGAAAGAAATGCCTCCTTCCGTACCACAGAATATGTGGCTACCGGATTCTGGGGTGAAGTGGAAATTAAGGATGCCTTTGGAGTATACATCTTAACGGATGTTTCGTAATCTTAATTGATTAACTGATAACGGGCGTAGGTTCGCCCTCGCCCGTTAAAGGGAGATATAATGGATAACAGATATTTTAAGAAAGCTAATGGACTCATGTTTAAATATGATCCTTCCAATCACGATATGGAATCACTGAAAAGCAGATTCAAGGAATGCGATGAGAATGGTAAGGAAATGAAGCCAAAGGCCAAAAAGAAAAAGAATTAATTTAAACCAAAATGCCCATGAGAGTTGTCAAGCTCGGCAAGGCATTTGAAGGAGAAACAAAATGGCAATGAGACAATATGCTGTCGTAGAAGCACAAAATCTGGCTATCGGCCAGGCAGGTTCTATTTTAGTAACAGGCACTACAGCGGTGACTTGTGGAACTGGATCAGGTGTGTTTGTAGCAATTCAATTTATAGAAGATACAGTTTTTGCCAGTGCTAGTGGTGGATTGGTTGCAGAAACAGAACAACTATTCCTGGATGATGCTGGTACTGGAACAACAATAGATGCTGATGGTGGTGCTGCAATAGACGGAGAAACCTTCCCACAAGGAATGACAATCTTCGGTCGCTGGACAGGTCTTACCTTGGCATCTGGTGCTTGCATAGCTTATGTAGGCTGAGATGTTAAGCCTTAGTTTAAAATTAAAATCCCACGTCGTTCAAACTGCACGTCTTGCCCGTGATATATGGCAGATAGTAAATGATACTTGGCAGAATGAATTACGGAAGTGGGAAGATATTGTTTAAGAATTTAGTTACGGCCATGTCAGATATGTTTCGGGCGGTAAGCTGTAAGATATACAAGGAAACTAAAGGAGAAAAATTATGGCAACTTTAACAAGCAATTCGATTGCTTCAACATATACAATGTTGCTCAAAATGGATGCGACAGGGGTTACTTCATCCCTGCAAAAAGTAGAGGATGGTGATGCTACTGATTCAGCACTGAGTATTTCTACTATAGCAGCGGCACTTGATGCTACTGATAAGTTTTATTTTGATGGTGGTGGGGATACCTATCTGCATGAAGTATCCGCAGATAAACTCGATATAGTTGTAGGAGGACAAACTATACTTGAATTAGCTGAAGGTGGTGGCGGTGCTTCTGATTATGCGGCTATTCAAGCACAAAACGCATTTTATTTTGATGGTGGCGGTAACACTTATATACATGAAGTATCTGCGGATAAACTCGATATAGTTTGTGGTGGTCAAACTATATTAGAAATAGTTGAAGCTGGTGGTGGTGCTTCTGACTGGGTTGCTATACAGGCATTAAACAAGTTATATCTTGATGGGGGTGGAAACACTTATATACACGAATCGGCGGCAGATACAATAGGATTTGCAACTGGCGGTTCAACAAGAATGGTTCTTGACGATAACTCCCGCATCAGCCTATCGAATAATGATAGTTCTAATACAGGAAATACTATTTTTGGTAAAAGTGCTTGGAATAATTCAAGCAATAATGGCTCAGATTACAATACTATATTTGGTCAAGGAGTTATGGGTACTGGTGCTGTTGCTGGAGCAGGTTATAATACAGGTATGGGTCATGGCGTATTAGAAGATATAACTGATGGAGAATATAATACAGCAATAGGTCAGGCATCTTTACAACAATTAACCACAGCTGAAGGTAATACTTCTATAGGTCGGGCATCGGGAGCTGTTCTGACAACTTCAAGTTTTAATACACTTGTTGGGTATAGTGCAGGTAATGCGATTGCCGCAGGGCAAACTACCACTGATGGAACTACGGCTGTGGGTTATAATGCACTCGGAGCCATCACAAGTGGTGCAAGAAATTCGGCTCTTGGATATCAAGCAATGCAACACGCTGATACTGCTACAGATTGTATTGCTATTGGTTATCAAGCAATGTCTGACCAAAATGTTGGTGGTAGTGGACATGCGGCAGATTCAGATTCTAATATAGCTATTGGCTCCCGTGCTATGAGTGGAGCATGGGCAGATACAAAATCTGAACAGAACATAGCTATCGGCGTTAGCTCTATGGCTGGAGCTTTGAATGGTGCTGAATATAATATTGCGGTCGGAAATTCCTCATTGACGGCTTTAATATCGGGAGATAGGAATATATCAATCGGTTTTGAGGCTTTACTTGCCGCAGATGGTGCTGAGTCAGATAATATTGCTATTGGTTATAACGCAATGGCTACCGCAAGTGTTGATACAGCTATTAAGAATATTGCGATAGGTACTTATGCTTTAGATGCTACAGCCGCTAATGCTCAAACGGGAACTATTGCGATTGGACACCAAGCCCTCTCAGCCCTCACAAGTGGTGCTGGGAATACTGCT